ACGGCCGGAATACCTGGCGGGGGCCCGGCCCAACCTCCAGTTCTCGGAATTCCGTCCCCCCTCGGTAGACCGAACGGAAGCCTCGCTCTACCCGGTGCCTGGTGCTTTTGGTGGCCATGGCATCGGCTTCATTCGCACAAATGAATATCGCCGTTTTTTTGAGGAACACGTTTACGTGATTTCGTTCCTTTCGGTGATTCCGCAGACCATGTATCCGGACGGATTGTTCCGCCATTGGAACCGTCGAACCAAAGAAGACTTTTTCCAAAAGGAATTGCAACATATCGGCCAGCAGGCCGTTCTCTGCAAGGAAGTCCAGGGCGCGCACATCACGCCCGATGCGGTGTTTGGCTACCAGGATCGTTACGACGAGTACCGCCGTTCCGAATCCCAGGTGCACGGCATGTTCCGCGCTGGCGAATTCCTCTCGGATTGGCATTTCGCTCGCCAGCTGCCGACCAACGTGCAACTCAATGACCAGTTTGTCCGTGCCCAGGTCACCACTGCTCCGTTCCAATACAGCGGCGGCGAGACTCCGACCACGCTCTACATTGCTTCCCGTCACCAGGTTGTCGCTCGCCGCCTGCTCGCGTCGCGCGGCTCGTCCTTCATTCTGTGAGGTGTGAAATGTGGCCCTTTTTGAAAAGGAAAGAAGTTCCAAAATTCGAGGAAAATTCGGGCGAGGTGTTGGTGCAAAAACTGAATTTGCACCTTTCGCAAACCGACAAAATCCGGCAAATGATCCGCCACGAGCTTTTCCGCCAGGCCATAGGCAAGCCAGGCCACGAAACCCTCGAAGAGGCTGACGATTTCGAGATGGATGACGGCGACGAATGGCGGTCGCCGTACGAAGTCAATTTCGAACCTCCTGCCGACCAGGTGTCCCCGGCGCCCGTACCGGCTCCCGGGGCGGCCCCCGAACCGGTCGTGTCGAGTGTAACCAATGAGCCGCCGGTCCAGGCGCAATAACAGGCCCTCTGAGGCCATCCGCAGGGGGGGGAGCTACTCCCCCCCCACCCCCCCCCGTCGGCGCCCCGCCTACGCGCTGACGGACCCACTCTCATACACGCCCACACGCGCCCATGCGCTAGACCATCCTGTGTGGCGCTCCGGGACAGTACGACTCCCCTTGATACGTACTGTCCCCCGTGACACCACGTCACGGAAATTTAACAACCGGCGATCGCCGGATCTTCCAGCCCGGGCGCTAGCCCGGATGAAACCGTGGACCACGTTCGATACCCCCCCTTTACCTAGAGCGGTTACCTGTGCTAGACGCTCAATCCGTAGAGAGGTGCTATTGGCTACCCGGAACCTCAACGGCTCCGGCTCCCGTGGGAAACCCAAGTCTCAGGAGAAATGCACATGAGTTGGTGGGCAGCAGCCGCACAAGCAGCCGATGCACTGATCGGCATGTACCAACGCAACACCAGTGATCGCAAAGCGGGCAAAACCGCCTACGCCGAGAACTACCAGGGCTTTATGGGCCGCATCGAAGCAGCCAAGGCCGCAGGCGTTCACCCGCTGGCCGCAATCGGCGCAAACATAGGTTCCTCCGGTGCACCGATGCCTGTCGGAACCGACTTCGCGTCAATCGCTCGGGACTTCGAGCAAAACAAAATGCGCAAAGATGAATTCGCAAAGGATCAATCTCTGCGAAAAATGGAAATGAAAAATCGCGCTATTCAGAACGCACAAGAACAGCAACTCCGCGAAGCCCAGATCAAGCGAATGGAGAAGGAGAATTCTTGGCTCGATGAACAGATCAGAGCATCACAAGCAGAGCGCGTCCGAGAGAGCGCGCAGAGCATGGTCACTACCGCCGGAAACCCGGCTGACCACGCAGCCAACAATGCGGGATATTTTCGCGTCAAGCCTAACGAGGTCACTTCGCATCGCGGTGGTCTTGCTCAAGGAACACAACCGTCAGTCGAAACCCTGGTCGATCCAGCTACCGGCCGTCGTATCAATGTTCCGTTTGGCTATTCTCAGAATTCTGAACCTTCTGAGCTTTTCTCAATGGCGCGGGAAATAGCCGCGCACTACAATGTGCCTTTGGACACAATTACCGGAAAACGACTTTACGATAAAATCAAAACATGGTTTAATGACGAAATACAGCATTCCAACCGTCAATGGCAGGGAAGTCCCACCCCTTCCCGCCGCTACCGGCGCGGTCGTGCCTCGCCGTAACCTTGGGTGATAGGAGAAATGAAATGGCTTACCGTCGTCGTCGTTCATATGGCCGTCGTCCTGCTCGCCGTCGTGTACGCCGCGGGCGTCGTCTGCGCACTGCTCGCGTGCAGAGAATCGGTTATCGATTCTGAAAATTCGCAGAAAACGAAAAATAAGGATTTTAAGTAAAGAAAAAACCCTTTTTCTGACAAACAGGGTATTGACATGCTCTGTAAAAGCATGGTATCTTCTAATGGCATTGTTCACCCATGTGGGCAATGCCTCTTTTGTAGGATCAACAAAAAGAGAGATTGGATATCCCGACTATTACTCGAGGCCGCATCCCATGAAGAAAACCAATTCTGGACTCTCACGTACGAAGAAGACTCCCTCCCAACAGGAACTCCCCCAATTGGAGGTACAGACCAGGCGCGTAAAAACTATCTGTCGCAGCTTGGGCAGCGTTCAAATGATGCTGTCAGCTCTCAAGGAGGAACGCTTTTCAAACCTGACCTTGCGCGTTTCTTCAAACGATTTCGCAAAAGCTATTCTCACCTACGATATTATGCCGTAGGCGAATACGGGGAAAAACGAGGTCGCCCCCATTACCACGTTCTCGCGTTTGGTGTTTCCGTTGAAAGAGAAGAATTACGGGACACCTGGAAACTTGGCGATGTTCATATTGGTGATGTTGAAAGCGCCAGCATCACTTATTGCGTCGAATACGCTCTAAAGTCACAAAAAGCCGCTGCGCTTATTGATCTCAGGCGTCAACCTGAGTTCGCTGTGATGTCCACAAAACCCGCCATTGGCGCATACGCCATCGGTGAGTTTCGCACTGCCATAACAAAATCTAAGCCGCTGCCTTCCGGCGAGCTTCTTATTCCTGATACCTTCCGGTTACTGGGTCGTGAGTACCCCGTTCCGAGGTTTATTCGCAATGAACTCGAAGAAGAAGGCTTCGTATCGGCGCGGACAGCGCTACGGCAAAACTTGGGCGATAAGGAAGTCTTGTCCGCATTGCTTGCGCGCTCGCCAGTGGCTAGAGAGGAATATAAGAAATATCAAGTCCTTTGGTCAGACGATCCGGTAGGAGATAACCAGCAGTTAAAACAGACACTTAAACAAAAGTTACTAAACGCAGAATCCCGACAACGCATTTTTGGAGCACGACATGAAACGCTCTAAGTTCAATCTGTCGCATACGCAATTGCACACCGGCACAATGGGTCAGCTGATCCCCATCGGCCTTATGGAAGTCCTGCCTGGTGACACAATCCAGCACGCAACGCAGTCGATGATTCGTGCTGCCCCGCTGGCCACGCCTCCGATGCATCCTGTGCGCGTCGATGTGCGTCACTTTTTCGTCCCCATGCGTCTCATCTGGGACGATTGGGAAGATTTCATTACTGGTGGCCCGGACGGTGCTGACGCATCCGTATTTCCGACTTTCGAAGTTACCGGTGTCCCGCCACAATCGCTGTTGGATAACCTTGGCGTCTCTCCTGCCGTCGCGGATTTCATCAATGTGCTTCCGCTCCGAGCTGTCTGCATGATCTGGAACGAGTATTACCGCGATCAGGATTTGCAGAATCCGTACACTTTCTCAACCGCGTCCGGCGTCGATATGGGTTCCTACCCAAATGAGCTTTACGTGAATTGGGAAAAAGACTATTTCACGACTTCTCGTCCATTCGAGCAGAAGGGTCCCGATGTCACGATTCCGCTGGGCACAGACGCCACCGGTACCGCAACCATCACACAAGGCGGTCTTGCAAGTGGTGGAACCCTCTTCAACCTGGTCCGTGGTGAAGCTGACACTGGTGGTCAGGCTTCTGTTGATTTGCTCACTGGCACAATTTCCATTGGTGATGCTCTACGCTTGGTGGGTGACGTCGACGTCGACCTCACAACCGCAACCGCTGCCAACGTCAACGACCTGCGCCTGGCCATGGCGATCCAGCGTTACCAGGAAGCCCGTGCCCGCTACGGCTCCCGCTACACCGAGTATCTTCGCTATCTTGGCGTGCGATCCTCTGACGCTCGCCTGCAACGGCCGGAATACCTCGGCGGCGGTCGGACCAACCTCCAGTTCTCGGAAGTCCTCTCCACCTCGGTAGACCCAACCGAAGCCTCGCTCTACCCGCTGCCTGGTGCTTTTGGTGGTCATGGCATCGGCTTCAATCGCACAAATGCATAGCGCCG